TTTTGAATCAATGTATTTGGAAACTCTTGAAATGGAAATGTATTCCCAGCCAATACACCAGACGTGACAGGTCCACCATTCCACCAGATTTCAGTTGTTTGTGTTCCTAAGAGTAGGATAGTGCGATGCGTGACAATCACGGCTTGCAATGGATCGGATTTAGCACTTCTATTGACAAAATCCAATGCGTCAAATAATGTGGAATCGGCTTGTGAACAATAAAACAATGTAGAATTTGGCTGACTTGTTACAAAATAAGTATCTGTGAAATCGATTTTATTGCCGCCGACAAAACCACCCGGATCAGGCACGCCATAATATCCATCCGTTAGACCAAGAGCCGCGTTGGCTGATCCTGGACCAATAATGATGGCAGTGCCAGTCGAATCACGGATTTGTAAGTAGTTGCTTGATGTCTCAACGGCGGTAATATTCGTAATATTCGCTGCGTTGATGGAAGCGACTGTTGCTGAAAGCGAAGTATCTGTCAGACCAAGAGTTACTGGAATTGTATCGATGATCACGGTTGTATTAGAAGCAACAACTGGATTCTTAACGGTACCAGTTACCGTTTGATTGTTTGAATCTATTCGTGCAAAATCTGATGCAGATACGACATTGCATGTCCATCCGTCGATTGAGCCATCAACGATAATAAGATCGGTGCCGTTATCCGACATGGAAACTGGATTAAATCTCTGTGCGCCATCACTGGGGGCTGATGGCTGCATTGTCCCAACGAGATTGAAGACCCATGAATTGTTGATATAATACAATTTATTACCAACAACCGCGTAAAGTTTACCGTTGGATGCAGGATATAAACCGCGATAGGGCGCGATCCCACCTGGGGCTTGCGATAAAAGTGTCAGTCCTGGTGTCGGATTATTCACTAAGCTGAACGGTTCATCGTTTTCCACCGGAATATTTTCTACATACAAGTTCACTTGTCGTTGATTCGCAATAGAACCCTCTACGGTGTAGCATCCACCACGTAATTGTAAATACATGTGTATTAACTCCCGCCACCATAGGAACCTGTTCCTATTACGATGCCCGCATACCAGGGATCAATATTTCCACCACCTCGTGGGTAACCGCGTGGCATTCTGCTATTTGGCACTTGCACATTGCCTGCACGGATGGCGTCCAAAGTCTGTTTTGCCAACTGCACAACACCAGGATTATCGGGCAACTGATAGGCAGGAATCAATCGTGCAGCCAGATTCCACTTCATCATTTCAATGTAATTATCTGGAATCAAACCAGCAATATTTTCGGTTTGTGTCAGAAATGGTGCAATCTGTGTCTTAAGAATCAAATGTATTTCAAATTGTCCGTTGGGAGGAACAGGATAAACAAAAATGTTTCCAACTGGATACTGGGAATCATAAAACACGAACGCAGGATAGGCACTAAGATTTTTGAGAGCTACTCTTGAATATTCTTCATGTGATTTGCAAATTCGCAATGGTTGATCCAATGGCTGATTATTCGTTGCAGGCAATAATCTCGCATATGCAGCCATGATCTTGTCGGGACGCGCTGTATTAAATTGCTGTCCGATACCAATGGTGTAGGATACTGCACCTGTTGCCATGCATGCAACATCAATTTCAGCCCATGCCAGAAAACGATCACTTTTCCAAACCGAGATCAATCCATTTAACAGACGAAATCCTTGATTGATCTGATTGGAACTTGGAGTTTGTCCATCACTTGCAACACCAGAAATCAGCATGGCTTCGTTTACAAGATCGAGTGGTGTTTGAATAGTCAAGCTGTTCGTTGCCATGATATTACCTATTAGAATACATATGGTATTTATAGAAAAAGCCGGTAGGAGGTTCTACCGGCTTTTCTAAGATATTTTACGCTAATCTTTTTGGAATATATATTTAGCGTCTAAGTGGTGGGATTAAAAGATCAGAACCAGTCCATCCCAATGCGATTCTGGTATGTATTGTAGTTTCTGAAATATTATACTTTTCACTTGCTTGTTTAACGTTCATTCTTCCATCTGGAGTGTCAATGAGAACATTGTTCCTGCGGTTGTTTGCTTGCTCTTTCATTGTAGCCCAGCGACAATTTCCAGGTTCGTAATTTCCATTTGTATCAATCCGGTCTAATGTTAGACCTTCTTGCCAAGTGGATTTCATGTCTTGCCAAAACATTTCAAAATCACTCCACCTATCACACATGGTAATACCGCGACCTCCATATAAATCATAATCTGTATCAGTTTTCGAAAAACAACGACCACGAGCATGTTTCCAAGAATTGTGAGCAGGATGACCAGTCATCCCATGTTGTAATTGACTTGGGTTATCCCGTTTATAACAACCGCAACTTTTTGAATTACCAGATGTCAACGACCAACCATCCACAATGGATTGAGTTCCGCATTCACATTCACATTTCCATTGATGTCTAGGTTTTTTTGCGTCAGATTGCGCTCTGCCTGCGTGTTCAAGAACAGTCCATCTACCGAACTTTTGCCCAGTAAGATCAACTAAACCACGACAATTGATACACGAAGAGGTTCCTGTTCTGAGATTAGTAGCGGAAACAATCGATTCTCCACCACAATCGCATTTACAATGCCACATACGACCACTTTTAGTGGTTTCGCCCATTCCAAAGACCGTTAGTTTTCCGAATCGTTGTCCGATTAAACTTATTAATTTCATAAAAAATATCCTCTGTAAAAGTAATAGACACTTTATACAGAGGATATTTACTTAAGTCAATAAAAAACGTAATACGTATTTTGATTTACGCTACAGAATCGGTCAAAACAACTAGCCATTCCGGACGCTTCACAACAGCCCCGAAGAGGGTATCGAAACGCCATGCGGTCTGATCGCTTGAACCATTCCAGTAACGAGCAACACGGATTGCTGCGCCATCGAGATCAGCAGACTTGACTTCGGCTCCTGGCAGATTCTCTGGCAACTTCACGAACACTGCATCAACAGCGTGCGGGTGGAAGCCAAAGTTCTTGTAATACAGGGTATTAGCCTGAATTGGAGAAGTCAACTGAGTTGCGTTGGCAATGTCTGAAGTAACAGTCTGGTACTGAACCTGTGCGCCGTTGGCGGCTGGTCCAATAACAGGAGGGTATACGTTCAAAGTCGTTGCACCGATGGTGCCAGCGCTGGTCAGAACGAACTGACCAAGAAGACCCGTGTCAGCCTTGGTCACACGGTTGACGTAGTTAACGCCGTTACCAGCAACACCGAAGGAGATAATATCACCAACATTAAGCGGTGCAGTCAATGCATTAACAGTAATGACCGAACCAGACTGGGCAACGCCATTGGTGGTCGGCAGGGTGCCGTAGTTTGCAACTTGGTGTGCAATGACGGTCTGATCAGATAGAGTCTTGGAGAAACCCAGAGTATCAAGACCAACAAGACCTGTTTCCCACTGCTTGGACAGCTTAATCTGAGGATTGAAGTAACCAGCATAGTTTGCAACAAGACTTGCTTCCGTGCGCGGATGCAGGATCAAGCAACGATTTTCCTTCGGGCATGACAGCGATGTCAGGTAAGCGCCCATGTCCAGAACGGAAAGAACGTTTGGATGAGCGGTCGTGCCAGTCGGGTTGTTGATGCCATTGGCGGTGTAGTTCACCATATACGGAATACCACCAGTATTGACCTGTGAACCACCAAGCTGAAGATTAGCGACACCAGTTTCTACCATGCCGATGATGGCGGCAGCAGCGCCACCAGCAACAACGTTGATAACAGTACGAAGAACGTTTTCAGAGAATGACTGCAAAGACAATGCGAGATCCTGCGAACTGAAATAAACATCAGAACCAAGCTGCGTGTTGATTGTGAGTGTAACTTCTTGTTCGTTCGTGGACTGGGGCTGGGCTGTTTGACCAACACGCAGAGTATAGTCCAAACGCTTACGAATGTTCAGCGTGGTGCCGATCATTGCATCCGGCTTGCCGAAATAACTAGCAAGATTCTTCGGAATGTTCTTCAGAAAAGGGTTGTCGTTGACAAACAAGTCCATAGCGGACATTGTGATCATATTTATATCGAGTAGGTTATTAGCCATTGTTTTGTTCCTTTAAAAGAAAATGAATTTTTCTCGACTTTTTGTATCTGGTGCCGAATCCATCTTCTTTGCAGGGAACAAAGCTTACGCCTGACCTCGTGTAATTTATCGACTCAACTCGTTGTCTACCGCAGGCGGAATACGGATTACGCGCCACTGATAATCCTATTTAGTAATCACATACAAAAACCGAGACTTTCGCCTCGGTTTTGTATTCTTATTGATGTTTACCAGTTTCGATATACTCGACAATTTTGTCTGCGTATTCGAAAATCTTCGGTGCCCCGCCGATACCATGCCGTAGTAACATGTCGATCACGCGTTCACGGATGTGTTGTGCTTGGGTTTCACAATCTTGATCGGGAACTTTCGGCAGCGGTCCAGGTCCAGTATATTCAACTATACCTGGAGTCACATACTTCTCTTTATATTCTTTAATATCCATCAGCCCTTAACTCCATGACGAGCCAAACGTTCGTGATATTCACGGTCGAGACGCTGTGCTGCATATTCTGCTGCGTTTGTCGGTTCCTTTTTCTTTGGCTTGGATACGCCTGCACCTGGAGTTGCCAATGGAGTAACGGGGGCTTCCATCTTTGTAACCGGCTTTGGTGCTGGCGGTGCGTTCAGCTTCGCCATGCGTTTTGCTAGTTCGACGCCAGCCTTGACAGGAGATAGGTTATGAATGCGCTCTGCTTCATCGGGATTCTTTCCAAGCCAGCGAACAAGCTTGTGCGCGTCATTATCACCAGCAGCGATAATTGCCTCGACAAATGGCACGTTCTCGTGCAGCGGACCAATAGTACCCCAGAGTGCATCAAGAGACGGCATAAAATCTTTATACTGTGCTTTGCCAGCGGCAGCAACCTTGTCACAAGACGCATTGAAATTCGTAACGAATTCCTGTTCTTTCGCAATGCGCGCCGCTTCCATCTTGACGGCTTCATCAGACGTGGGTTCACGCTGCTTGCGAAGGACTTCAAGTTCTGCATCGCGTTCGGCTTGTGCGCGCTTTAATGCACGATTTTCCATATAGAGGCGGCGAAGTCGCTTGGCATCTGCACCATCATCGTCTTCATCAGACTCGGGTGGTTCGGAATCATCTTCCTTTTCTTCTTGCTTTGTCTCTTCTGTCTTTTCTTCAACAGGAGCCTCTGGCTCTTCAACCTCTGCCTCGGACTCTTCTGGCTCGGACTCTTCTGGCTCTGGGGCAGGAGTAGGATTTTGTTCAGCAGCAGCCTTGATAGCGGCTTGCCGTTCGGCTTCTAGTGCTTCTAGCTTTGCACGATGTGCTTCGCGTTCAGACATTGTTGATATTTCCTGTAAAAAGTGGGTGTTGTGATGTTATAAACTTCCAGCGTTCAACTGCCTTTTTAGTGCGCTGATCCGCTTGTGGAATCTCTGAATCTAGAATCAATGCT